GGCTATCGTGCGAATTTCACTTCGACCGGGGGCGCAGAATGCTTGCGTGTCACAACCGCCAGCCAGTGCTATTTGGACGGTTCAGTGTTCACTACTGCGAACGATACGGATACGGTGGTGCGCAGCAGCGGCGGAGCTTTGGTGTGTCTGGGGTATTGTACGGTTCCTGGCGTTTTGCGTGCCAGCACAACGGGGCTTATCAATACGGTAAACGGTACCATCCACGATACCGCAGTGGAATCCGGCGGCATCATATGGGTAAATGGTACACGGGTTGCGCCTGTGGAGGATACCGGTTGGATAACCAAAACAGCGGATTTTGATGAAACGGTCAATGGCAATACTGTGACAACAAAAGTTACCGTCACATACCGCAAAGTGGGCGCGGTTGCATCTATGCACGCTGTGGTCAATCGTCCAAAAGGTGCAGCCTCTATCATGCTTACGACAGGGGGAAAATTGACCGTTCCAACATCCTGTGCACCCGCGTATTTGTATCATATTCCAGAAACAAATGTCCGAGGGGTTCAGATGACGGCAAATGGAACAACAGGGGATCAGACGTATTTCAGATTCGATTTTCTAACTGGAGCGGAACAGACGGATCAAACCTACATGTTCGATGCAACATATTTTGTAAATTAAAGGAGGCAAAAATGAAAGAGTGGATTTGTGCGCTAGTCGGTGCCATTGGCGGCTGGCTGGCATGGATGTTCGGTGGATGGGACGCCGCTATGCTGTCCTTGTTGATTTTTATGGGGGTTGATTATCTAACCGGTTTGATTGTGGCTGCGGCGGGCAAATCGCCCAAAACGCAGGGCGGCGGGCTATCCAGTAAAATTGGATGGAAAGGACTTGCAAAAAAATGCATCGTTTTATTGTTGGTTCTAGTCGCAGCTCGTCTAGATGCTGTACTGGACGTTCATTATGTGCGCGCAGGTGTTTGCGTTGCATTTATGTGTAACGAATTGCTTTCCATATTGGAAAACGCAGGTCTGATGGGCATTCGACTGCCGGACGTGTTGACCCGTGCAATTGAACTGCTCCAGCAGAAAAACAATAAATAGGAGGAATAAACTATGACCATTACCAATGCGTATTTAACGCACAATCGACCATATACCAAACGTTCCAAAACAACTGCCATTGCCATTCATTGGGTGGCAAATCCCGGCACATCTGCTATGCAAAATCGAAACTATTTTCAGAATACGGACGTAGAGGTATCTGCGAATTACATTATCGGGCTGCAAGGTGAAGTGATCTGCTGCATCCCGGACGAAGAGGTTTCCTGGTGCACCAATCAGGCAAACAACTACACGGTCAGCATTGAAAATTGTCACCCCGACTGGACGGGCGAATTTAATACAGCTACATACAATAGCCTGGTGGAGCTGACCGCCAGACTGTGTAAAAAATACGGATTAAATCCAATGAATCGTGGTGTAATTCGGCATTTTGATGTTACCGGAAAAAATTGCCCGAAGTGGTTCGTTCCAAAATCCAGGGGCGGCAGCGACACAGAAAACTGCGAACACTGGGCGCAGTTCCTGTGGGATGTAAAAAACAAACTGGATGGAAAAACGCAGCCGGCAAAACAGCCAGCAGCAGCGAAACCAGCAGCCGGGAAATTCGCCCCGTATCGGGTAAAAATTACAGCGGACGTTCTGAACATTCGCAAAGGTGCAGGGACAAAATATCCTGTTGTGGGAACGATCAGCGACCACGGCGTTTACACAATCGTAGACAAATGCAACAACTGGGGATTTTTGAAGTCGAAGGCAGGGTGGATCTGTTTAGACTACACGAAAAAAATTTAAAACAAAAAACGGCGGTAACTATCCATGTTACCGCCGTTATTTTTTTGTTTAGATAAAAAATCTGGGGCACCGTCGCAACGCCGCCCCATTTAAAACCGATTCTGTTTTTATATACATTTTTATTATATCATACTTACAAATAAATTTCAAGATACATTGACCACATTTTGACCACGTTACTTTTCAAATTACGTGAAAACAATATGGATTAAAAGAACATAAATTGCATTTCACAATCCGGAAAAGCAACGTATTTTAGGTGATTTTCAATTGCTTCTATGGTTCAAATAGGTTAATGCGAATTTGCATAACGGAGATGGGTAAAAACACGTGGCGACTTGTACGACTGTACCCTTGAAAGCGGATGTATATACGGCTTAGAAAATGATGAACCTACCGAAAAAGAACTCAGAGAATTTGAAGAATGGCAGACGAAAGTGAGGAAAAAGCAACATGAATTTTGAAGAAACAAACGGCATTCAGACCGGTGCCGGTATAAAACTGGTCATCTATGGGCAAGAAGGCGTAGGCAAAACTTCCCTGGCGGCGCAGCTGCCGGGGGCAGTCTTCCTGGACTGCGAAGGAAGCACCTCAAAAATGAACGTTCGCCGGCTGCCCAAGCCCTCCAGCTGGGAGATGCTGCAGCAGGAACTAGACTTCGTACTGGAATCCCGCGCACAACGGCAGTATCAGACTGTGATCATCGACACCTTCGACTGGGCGGAACGCCTTGCCATTGCAGAATTGTGCAGCAAGCATCAAGTTACCGGCATCGAAGGCTTTGGCTACGGCAAGGGCTGGGAATACGAAGCGGAGGAAATCGGACGGTTTCTAGATCGTACCGAACGGCTCATTCAGGTGGGGGTCAACGTGGTGCTGCTTTGCCA